CACAGGGCCCGCCGTGTAGGTGGCATAGATGAAGTGCTCACCAGTCGAGACCGTCGAGCCGCCAAACGGCGTATCCATCCCATCAGAGAAGGTGTCGAGCGTGTTGATGTCGGCCTTCTGTCCTGTGCCCGAAACGAACGGGAGCGACCGGGCACCTCCAGACGCTGCAACGGCAAGCCAGTACGTCCCCGCAGGAAGAAGAACGGGATTGGCAAGCGCGAGCATCGACCAAGCGCTGGGGGCGGTATTGGCAAGCGTTACCGTTCCGGGCGTCTGGGCGATCAGCGCGTCTGGGGATCCCGAGCTGTCGGTGTAAATGCCCGCGCGGTACTGATGCGGCCCCCCCGTGTTGGCGGTCGTGTAGAAGCTAATCGACGTCACTAGCGCCGCCTCCGAGAGGGTGAACTTCGAGGCGCGCTTGTCGCCCGCGCTGAACGGTGAGGCCGATTCGAGGCCCGTCGGGGTTGTCGCGCGACCGTAGGTCTTCGTCTGTGACGCGATCCCCTGCAGTGCCTCCACCCTCTCTGTCGGGCCGGTGATGGAGAGGGACTGCTGGGTGGCGATCTGCGCGCCAGGAATCGCGGTGACAAGGAGCGACAGGGTGTAACCGCCAGCGATCCAGGTCGAACCCCCGTCGTTTGATTCCTTCGCGGTCGCTGTGATGTTCGATCCGGAAAGCGTGATGTAGTTCGAGTTGTCGATGGCGCCTGACCGGGAGATTGTCACCCAGTAAGTTCTGCCTGCCTGCACGCTACCGATGCCGACGACACGCGAAGAGAACGAGCTATCGAACGACGATGCCGCGACCGACGTCGATGCCAGCACCGCACCGGGGCTGCCCGAGGAGTCCGCGCGCAGCTCGAAGACAATGTTGTCCGAGGGCGCCCCGGACTTGCGCGCCCTGATCTGCACAAACGCGCCACCATCGAGGCTCGACGTAAACGAGTCGGCTGTCTTGTACCCGATGCCGCCCGACCCGGCGAGTTTCAGGTCAACCTGCTCGTTCTGCGCCTGCGCCGTCGTGTCCCGAAGCGATGTCGCTCCTGGCCCCTGAATTGTCTGCAGCGCCTCCGAGGGCTCCGAGAGGGTGACCGCAAGCCCCTGCGAGACGGCGACCTGCTCTTGCTGGGCAAGCGTCGCCGAGTAGTAGAGGTCGTCAGATTGCGCCTGCCAGACCGAAGCCCCGAACAACGCATCGAGATCTGCGCTTGCAAGCTGGGCGTTCACCTGCGTCGTCAGCCCGGCGAGGTAGTAGTTGCTCGTGCTGCGCGCGCCATCGCGGCGGAAGACGACCCAGTAGGTTCCCGGCTGGATCGGCGCGTTCGGCGTGAAATTGTACGTCGTGATGCTAGTCGTCAGCGACGACCCCGCGATCGTACCGAGATTCGCGTTCACGATTGAGCCCGCGCTTGTGTCGGGAAGGCCCGCGCTGTCCCGGCGCAGATCGAGCACGACGTTGTCACTCGGGGCTCCCACCTTGGCAAGGGCGACAGTAAGAGAGGTCATGACCGACCCGACCGGCACGACGATCTGCTGCGCTTGCATCTGGGTGACCGCGCCCGCGGCAACTCCTTGGAAGGAGCGGCCGGTCGTTCCGACCACACCTGTCTGCTGGATGATTTTGCCAGCACTGACGAGCTGCAACGCCTCGACTTCTTCGACGATCGTTGGGGTGAGCTTCTGGCTCGCCTCAATTCGCTCGTCGGTCGTCACGGCGAGTCCCTGGCTAACGAGGACCGGCTCTGCAACCGTCGGCTTCAGAAGCTGCGCACTTGTATAGGGCAGCCCAGCCGTCGCCGATACCGCGATCGTAGGCGTGTAGGGGACGGTGACGACGCCTCGGTCGCCGCCGATCGAGACTGGGGCAGAGTTCGAGTGGCCGGTCTTCGGAACCGCCGTGATCCGCAGCTTGATCGTCGCCGAGGGCGCCTGCAGCGCCGAAGGAACGGCCTGCGTCGTTCCCGTCCGCGTCGACCAGGTTGTCTGGGCGGCGGCGGGCGTCGCCGCGGAGGCCTGGATCGTCGCCTGCAGCGTTCCGCCTGAGTCGTAGAACTCCGACGGTCCGACCACGCCCGCCGCGCCGCTCGTGAACTCCGGCTGCGCCCAGTCGTGCGAAAGGTTGACGTTGGTCACGATCGCCCCACTGGGAACGCCGAGATCAGTCCAGGCCCCTGTCCACTCCCAGTAGGGCGTGCCGTTCGTCTGGTTCTTACCGGTGCGACGCGCGCGCAGGCCGCCGTTACCGGCGTCGGTGTCGTTCGTCGACTCGTACGTCGCAGTCGTGTCGAGCGTGCCGGTTTCGTTTGTGGCGCCGTTCGTGTTGTGCGCCCACGATCCGCCCTGCGCCGTATACGGCAACGCCTGCGTTGCAGTATTGAAGCTGAAGGTCTTGGTGACTGTGGCCACTACTTGGCCGCCTGAATGCAGTGCAGCGCGCGAGGACGATTCGCCAGCTCGCCACCTGGGCTGTGCGAGCACTTCATGACGACGGGGTCATCGAGGTGCTGCTTGATGTGCCGGATCTCCGTCTCGCGCCAGACATTGAAGATCAGAAGCACGATCAAGAGCAGCTCGACGAAGCGCGTGAAGCTCCAGGAGATCTTCTCCACGATCATGTCCTCGTCCGTGACGACGGACTCGCCCCCGCGGGCGATGCCGCTCTCATTCATGAGTCCGCCGCTCAGGTAAGGGCGCCAGCCGAGCGAGAGAATCAGCACGCCGAGATGGAGGTCGAAATAGGGCCCGTAGCTCAGGCCTTGGAAGCGTCCCCCGGAGACCGAGCGACGCTTGAAGTCGAGGTGTATGCCGAGAGAGAGCCAGCCGTTGAGCTGCCACTGAAGCATCCACAGCTCGCCGTAGCGAATGTTCCAGCCAGTCAAGCGATGAATCCAGGATGGCAGCCGCATCGGCCTCAGTCTCACGTCAGAGCCGGACGACAAGGGCGCCCGAAGGCGCCCCTGTCGATGTCAACCCCTCGGCGAGTTCGACTAGGTCGTCTGCCCGTCGATCTCTGACGTGTACGTCGTCTTCAGTGCGGCGTTGTTCGTCGCGAGCGAGAGCCGCAGCCAGACGCTCTGGTAGGCGCCGGAGCTGAGGTTCTGTGAGTTCGCGACGTTCGCGGCCGTCGAGGCGAACGTGATGCCCGCCGGGGCCGTCGTGCGGTCGGCGGCCGTGGTCGAGTCGGAGAGGGTCCCTTCCAGGCCATGATCGATCAGGCCCGACGGGTCGGCGTTCTCCAGCACCTGCGCCGAGGTCAGCGCGAGCGAGCCGTTCGTGTTCTTCCACACGAACTTCGCGTAGCGCGTGATCGTGCCCGAAGGCGACGATGCGATCTGCTGGAAGATGGCCCGGAAGCCCTTCTCCCCGACCGGGATCGTGCGGAAGGTGGTGGAGGACGTGTTGCCCGCAACGGTGATCGTGCCGATCGCGGCCGAGGCGAGCGTCACCGAGAGGATGCGCTCGTACGTGTTCGTCGAGAGCTTTGGCGTCGTGCCCGTGAGCGCGAAGGTCTCGCTGGAGAGCGTACCGTCCGACTTACGGCCGACGAGCGTGACGTTCTGCGTGTCCGACGCCGACGACGAGGTGAACTTCACGATCTCCGCCGAGGAGATCTGGGTGAAGTCGACGCGGATCGTCGCGTCGATGGCGCCACCATTCGTGCCCGAATCGGCTGTGGGCATGTTCGCCGTGGCGTAGGCGACGAGGTCTGTCGAGACGATCGACATCTACCTATTCCTCCCCCGGAGCGCTCGGCTCCACGTCGATCACGGACTCGGAGACGCCCTGGCCGACGAGAGCGGACTCGCTCTGCGCCGCGAGGTGACCGTCGTACCACGGTCCATCCCAGTAGCCCGGCTTGAAGGTGCCGTCCTCCTGAAGCTCCGGCGGGTGCCATTCGCCCATGGCCTCGGCGAGCTTCCGCTCTGCCTCTTCTGGAGAGTCCAGCGTGCTGTCGTCGAGGCCTTCCGTAACCTCCAGAACGCCAGCAGCGTGAGCAGCCGCCGCGAGGTGGACGAGTTCCTCGCTCGGCGACTCGACGACGTGGTCGCCCTTGCCGTAGGCGTCGTGACCCTCGGGCTCCCACGGAGTGTGAACGGTGAACGCAAGCATGCAGTTTCCTTTGTCGCTCGATGGCGGTTGCACTCCGCAGTCTGGCTGCAGAGTCGGACGACAAGGGAATGCAGAGCAGGGCCCCCGGCCAGCCTTCTTTCGATATCCGGCTGCGTCCCCACTGCTGAGGACTCTGAACTTCGGGGGCCCTGCTTGCAGTCTACCGATTCGCAGCCGAGTCGCCGCCGCGCGCGGCGAGATCGTGCGTCGCGTCGTACTGCGCGCGCAGCGCAGCGTCGTGGTCGGCGTCCGGATCACCCAGGCCCAGTGCCTCGGCGACGTCCTCGGCGACTGCCTCGCCGAGATCGATCGCGTCGCCCGCCAGCTCCTTGGCGTCCTCGACGACCTCCTTGATGAGATCCGCGCCCGCCTGGGTGGCTGCCGTCAGTAGGTTCGTCGGCTTCTGGATGGCCTCGGTCGCGACGTCCTTCACCGCGGCAACGGCATCCTCGGCGAGCTGCACTGCGTCGCCGACGAGGTCACCTGCCAGCTTCGCGGCAGCAGGAGCGGCCTCGTCCGCCTCGTCACTGGATGGTTCCGGGGCGCTCTGGTCCTTCTGCTCCGCGCCTGCGGCGGCGTCCGCCTCGACGGCCTTGTTGCTGAGTTCCTTCGCGTCCATCGACATTCGCTTCCTCCTTCTTCGCGCGCGTCCTGCGCGGCTTGGTCACCTTCGGCTCCTCCACGGGAGCCTGATTCGACTTCGCGAACCGTCCCTTGACCGTCCCTTCGTCGTAGCCAGGGATGGTCACCGGTTCGCTACCGATGCTGGCCTCGGGATTCCAGGACAGCACGACACCATTCTTCGGACCCATGTGATCCTCCGGCTTGCAGGTGGAGTCCTCGCTCTTGCAGATGACGCAGAAGCGCGACTTCCGGCGAGGGAGGACGTACATCCAGGTGATCCTACGAGCCTGATCGGCTAGAAGAGAGCGACCATGTTCGTCGCCGTCGTGCCGGTCGCGTTCACCCGAGAGAAGCGAATCGGCAGCAGCGTGCCAGCCGCGACACCGGTAAAGACGACGGTGTTCCCGTCCATCATCACGACCGAGACATTCCCGGCACCGCCGACCCAAAGTGCGCGCGCGAGGAAGTCGAGGTCGGTGGCATCACTAGGGGCAACCACCTCTGCATGACCGTTCGGGCGGAAGAGTCCCTGGGGGTCGTGTGCGTACGGATCCTGAGCCATGTCTCTCCTCGTCGGGTACCGACTTAGAGTAAGGGGCCCATCAGACAGCGAAGCCCCCGGTTGCGATCGGGAGCTTCGCTGTGGCCCGACCGAGGTCGAGGTACACCAGAGGACGCTTGATTCGGCTCTTCCGGGAGCTACCCCGGCGTCAGCGCACAGGCTCAATCGTCAACGCCAGACCACTAGGTTGAGGCCTAGCGCGGATCGTACGCGCGTCGTCGGACGTCCCTCGCGGCGTTCTCCAGTTGCTCGATCCGACGCTCCAGACGCACGAAGCGATCGATCACCTCATTGCTACGGGGAATGCGCTTCGGGTGACGAAAGCAGCGAGAGCAGGAGCACCCGCGGCGCGGCCCGGTCAATCGATGTCGGATGCGCCAGAGAAGCAGACGCGGGTCACGGCGGTGACATGGATTCGGCAAGCCGATGGCCCACCAGTCGCGTTCGGGCATCGCGACATCCTACAACGACAGAGGGCCCCGAAGGGCCCTCTGTCTCAACGAAGTGCTGTGTCCTACGACCAGCCGGTCGAGGCCTTCTCTGCGGTCGTGAAGTCGACCTCGCAGAAGGCGTCGGGGCGCGGCACTGCCAGCGCGTACCGACCCTCGGCCAGGACGGCGATCATGTTCCGGACGAACCAGTCCGAGTGGCTGTCCGTCGCGGTGATCGAGACGTCCTCCTGGACGTACAGGACGGCCTGCTTCCAGTCGCCGACGACCGGCGAGCCCTGGTCGACCGTGACATCCTCGATCATCGGCAGGCCCCAGATCTGGGCCTCACCGGCGACCGACGGCGGGCCGAAGTAGTACTGGCCCATCGCGTCCTTCGCCAGGCGGATCTCCTGGTAGTCGTTCGGGTGCAGGAGCACCGCCGTCGGCTCCAGGTAGGCCAGGCGGATCTTCGTGATCGCGGCCATGATCCGCTCGATCTTGCGGGCAGCCGTGATGCCGTTGACGACATCGTCCTGCGACTGGACGCCCCAGGAGAGGATGCCCTTCAGGTTCGGCGCGGAGCCGTCACCCTTCAGGATCTGCGTGTTCAGGCGCCGCGCCACACCATCGACGAGCTGGGTGTCGATCAGCGTCCGGAGCTGCGCCATGTCGGCGAGCGCCGCCCGCGTCGTCGGGATGTAGTGGGCGATGATCTCGGTGTTCGTGTGCTGCAGGCTGAAGCTCATCCCCGACTCGGGCTTCGTACCGGACGCACCGGTCGTTGCCGTCGCCTCGGCGACCTCGGCTGCCGCTGCGGCCACCGCCGTCTGCTGGATCCACTCGATCACCGAGGTGTCGGTCGCACCGACGGTGATGAGGTTGCGCAGCTTCAGCGGCGCCTGGAGCAGCTCGACGAAGCCCGGCAGGCGCGTCGGCTGGACGAGCAGCGTGCCCTGGTTGGTCGACGTCGCCGTCGGCGAACCGGACTGCAGCAGCGTCTTCATCGCGTAGCGGGACTGGATCTGCGCGATGTGCTCCTCGCGGGACATGCCCTTGACGCCCCAACGGAAGGCGCCCTTCTGCTGGACGGCCTTGCGGAACTCCGCGTAGCCCTCGTCGTCCGTGAAGCGCTCGCCCGGCGTCTTGTACTGCAGCGCCGCGGCGTACTCCCCGTCCTTCGAGTCCATGTCGAAGGGGCTCGTCTTCGACGGCGGCGTGAGGCCGTCCATCTCCAGAGCCTGACCGTACGCCTCCTCCAGACCCTTCATCTCCTCGACGATCGTCTGGTAGGACGCCGATGCATCGTGAGCCTTCGCGACAAGTTCCTTGCCCTCGTCGCTGCTGGCCTTGAAGCCCTCGGCATTGATCTGATCGCGCAGCGGCTCGAAGACCGCCCACGCCGAGGCAGCGTCGGCCCGCTTGGCCTGCAGCTCCTCGCGAATCTTCGTGGAAGTCGACACTTCTGTTTGTCTCCTGTGACTAGTGGGACGGCCAGACAAATGCCAGGCGCGCGATTTCGTCGTTGCTCACCGTAGAAGGGTCGTCGGACGACATGCTGTTGTCCGACTTGGAATCGCCTTCCTTCCCTTCCTCGGCTTCGCCGTTGGACTCGTCAGCAGCCTCTTCGGCCGCTGCCTCCTCCTCCGGCGCCTCGACCTCGGCCACCTGCTCCTCGGTCGTCTCCGACTCGCCAGCAGACTCGCCAGCGGGATCGGCCTCCGACGCGCCAGCATCCTCGGATGCCGCCTCGTCGTCCTTCTTGCCGAGCTTCGCCTTCATCGCATCCTTGATCGCCTGACCGAGCACAGCCGGGTCAGCGGACGCCGTCTCGACGTCGACGGTCACGGTGACGTTCGGGCCGTCGCCGTTCAGGATCGCGTTGATCGCGTCACCCTGCGCCATCAGATCGGTGACCTCGGCAAACTCGTCGCTGAGCATGCCGAGCAACGTCACGGCGATCCCCTGCATGCGCAGCGTGTCGTCGTCCTCGTCGGAGAACTGGATGAAGGAGACGGCGCTGTCGAGCATGTCGAGCAGCATCCGGATCTCGTAGCCGTCGATGTCGCCGTAGTCCTTCAGGCCGAGCGTGTCGGCGAGGAGCTGCTTCATCGAGATGCGGCGGCGGCCACCCTCCTTGCGCGCGACCACGAGATCGGCGACGGCGTCGACGCCCTTCGCGGGCTCGGCGAGATAGGTCGCCGGGTTCGCGCCCATGAAGCAGGGGCCAACCTCAGCGACGGGGCGGATCTCGTGCAAGAGGCGAACGGTCTTGCCGTCCATCTCCGCGATCTCCGAGCCCCCCTCGGGCACGCCGTAGGTGTAGGAGAACTGCCGGATCGCCGGGATCCGACCGCCGTACGACTTCATGCCCGCGTACACCATCTCGGCGTACTGGTGGCTGTACGAGCTGTCGCCGACGAAGAGGCGTCCATCGAACTCCACCTTCTGGTTCTTCTCGCGCCAGTCGAGTCCCTCCCCGATCGGCGGAAGATCGTGCTTGTGTGCCCAGTAGACGGGCGGCACCGGATCGTTCGCGATGGCCTTCTCGAAGGCACCCGACATCACGACGTCCTTCTGCCGGTCGACGTTCCCGATCGCCGAGATGACGGCGGTGAACTCACCGGGGGTCGAGTTGGTCTTGATCTCGACCGCTGCATTCTTGGTCTGAAGTTCCACGTACATCTCCTTGATCGACAGATCGAAACAGATTGTGTGGGCGTTACCGGACGGCGCGCATCATCGCTCGGACGCGACCTACTTGACGGTGGCGATGACCTTCTCCGGAGTGGCGCATCCCTTGTGTGTGAACTTCAGCGTGAAGACCCCGGCACCGTTCGCCGACCAGATGAGCCAGTTGCGCTTCGCGTTGCTGCTTGCGGCGATGATCGGAACGATCGCTCCCGCTCCGGTATAGATCTGATGGCGAACGACGGTGCCACCATTGACGATGCGTAGCTTCTGATTCACGACGAGCGGCCCCATGTAGGTAGCGCCGCATCCCTTCAGGACGATCGTGACCGCAGGAGGGGTGGCAGCGCCGAAGCCCGTGGAGCGAACGCCCGAGGAGCGATGGGATGGCGCAGGGACCTGTGCTTGACGGTCACCGCTGTCGACCGTGAAGGCCGCCGCGACAGCCGCGACCGCAGCCGCTATCGCGATAGCAACCCCCGTCCAGGTGTAGGCGCGCGGGCCCAGAGTCAATGGACGGGCTCCAGCGCCATAATCTCTTCGATCTTCTTCTTCTGCGAGATCCGGGGCGCTGCCTTCTTCTTCGGCTTGCTGGCGCTTCCGGCCGCCGCAGCCGCCGCCGTGTCCTGGCTGCTCGGCTCGGCCGTTGCAGGCGTTGCGCCAGCCTGCGGGTCGTCGTTCACGGGAGCAGTCAGCGCGGGATCGCGCGGATTCGGCTGCGAGGGATTTGGCACGCGGACAGGCTGCATGATCCCCTCTTCGGTGACCGGCGCTGTGTTGACCGGAACGTAGAGCCAGTTGGCGGGGTTGTTCGCGTCGTTCGGGTCGCCGTAGGGGCTGCGGCCCTGGATGGCGCGGCCCTCGTTCGGCGTCAGCGTCCCGGCCATGAACTCGCGCTGGATGCCCTGCGTCCGCTTGTCGTAGTCGCCGCGGACGACATCGCCCATGTCGAACTTGCAGATCCACTGCGACCAGGCTGGCTCGATGTCGACGAACTGCGCGTTCAGCGTGTCCTCCAACATCGAAAGAATCGGAGCGATCGTCGTCTGATAGAGCATCACGTGCTGCTCGGAAATGTTCGAGTAGGTCGCGTTGTCCAGGATCCCGACAAGAGGCGGCGGAATGTCGAAGACGGCGCAGACCTCCTCGCGAGACAGCTTGCGCAGATCGACGAGGCCCGACTCGTGCGTGTTCATGCCGATGGGCTTCCAGTCGAGGCCGTTGTCCAGCAGGGCGACCTTGAAGGCGTTGTCGGGACCACCGTAGGCGGCGTCGATCTCTGCACGAAGAGCGTCCTTCTGCTCCTTCGTCATGCGGGTCTCGCTGAGAATGAACGAGGCGGGCCGCGCGGCGTTTCCGAACGAGCTGAGCGCGTACCGCTGACCTGCGTTCTCCAACGCGAGGGTCGTCGCGAGCGCCTCCAACGGTGAGCGTCCCCAGGGGTGGCCGTCCGGATTGAACCACGAGAAATGGACGACGTCCTCGGGGAGGAACGTGATCGGCTTCTGCGAGAGCGAGCCAGAGGTGTTGTTGCCCATGTACTGGTAGGCGATGATCGGCTGGTCGCGGCCCTCGATGACGGTCACACGCTGGAAGGGCATCGGCCACAGCTCGGCGGGCGTCTGTCCGTTACCACCGCGGAACTTGACGAAGGTGGCGTTGCCCCAGATGCAGAGAGATCCCATGAGGAACTCCTTCCACTGGAAGGAGCCTGCGCGCGGGTAGGGAGAGCGGAGCACCTTCGCGGGCGCGGCCTTCGGCATCTCGTCACCCGGCATGCCGCGATCGTCGATCTCGTACGTCTTCAGGGGCAGACGCGCGATCGAGCGCGTCAGCTTGTTGACCACCGTCTGCACCCACGGCTGCGACCAGTAGAGCTGGTCGAAGTTCGCGGCGCCGCCGCCCAGGAACTGAAGTGTTGACTCGGGGCGCCAGTAGGAGCGCGATGCAACGCCCTGGGCCTGCGCGAGCGGCCAGGACTTCGTCTGAACAGGGACTGTCCGGCCCTCGGGCGTACGGAGCGCGAGCATTGTGACTCAGTCTGCTTTCACGGCCGGACGACGTTCCGACTGGGATCGACCGCGCGGCGCAGGGCCGGAGCGCTGGAACGCTCACACGGATTTCCCTTCCCCGGCCAGAAAGGAGTAACGAACCGAGGCATACGGGCGGTCGATCCCACTCGGACGGCTAGGCGTGAAGCTCCGAGACCCAGCCGATCTGATCTCTCGCGATGACCTGGGAGCCATCGAGCTGCTGAATGTCGCCAGCCGGTGTGATCGGCACGCGGCCATTCATGAGCACGATCGAATCGTTGTAGACCCCCACGAGATGCCCCTCGATGGAGATCTCGGGCTCCTTGACGTGGACGATCACGTGCTTGTGCAGGAGGCGGTGAAGGTAGTCGTCCTTCGCCTCCTGGGCCTCGCGACGGAGACGCTCGTTCTCGATCTGCACCTCTCGGGTCTTCTTCTTCGCCTGCTCGGCGACGATCAGCGCGTGGTCAAGTTCGACGAGCGCCTTCAGGTATCTCGACGAACGCACAAGCATCAGAGCGCCTCCAGGATCTGCGGGACATCCGCCCAGCGATCGAAGCGCTTCAGATTCCTGTGCTTGTAGCCAGCGTTCCAATCGCGCGTCGGCACGAGGACGTCGACGACGGTGTTCTCCATGAACTCCGCGATCGTCTCGGTCTTGTCGTCGATGAAGACGTCCCAGTCCATGACGTCGGACTTTGAGACACCGTTGTCGAGCACGTGCAGGCCCCTGTAGCCCTGGAAGTGGCCGTTGAGCCAGCGCGCGGTGACGGCCCCTGTCTTCGCCGGGTTGCGGTGTGTGCAGAAGTGGACATCGTGCTCGCGGCAGAGGTCGTTGACGACCCTCTGGCAGCCGTCGTAGAGCATTCCCTCGGCGCCGAAGACGTACGGTGCCGCCTCATTCGACCAGATCCAGGCCCAGCGGTCGTCGCCGCCGAGCAGATCCTTCAGGTAGTCCCAGGAGGTGTGCGGTCCTGGATCCGGGATCCCGAACTGGGCGACCACGGCCTGGTTGACCGCCTTCGTCCAGTCGTAGAGCGTTCCGTCGATGTCGATGCCGATGAGCATCAGCTCTCCTCTCCGGCGGGCAGCGCGAGCTGCAGCTTCTTCGGCATCGCAGCCGAGGTGTAGGCCTTCTCGATCTGGGGCCGCATCCAGTCACCCGCGGTCGAACCGTCAGGAAGAACGATGTGTGCGAGGAACTCGTCCTCGAAGACGGTGATGCCGGACTCGACGGCTTCGAGCTTCGCCTTGATCACGAGCGCGAGCGCGCGCCAGCGCTGGCGCTGCGCCTTCTCGTACTCGACGAGCATCGCGCTCGGATCACGGCGCCTGCGACCGGTCGGCGTGAGCGCGAAGCGTGGGTCATTTTTGTCGGGCATCGGCAGGATGAAGCGGACCTGCTTGCCCTCCATCACGAAGACGACCATCGCGTGCTGCTCGTCATAGCCGTACATGAACTGGTTCGCGCCGTAGCGCTGCAGCGTCTTCTCGATCTCCGCCCGCGAGCGATCGACCGGGACAGAGGTGTTCTCCGCGTAGCTCATGCCAGGCTCGTCTTCGCCTCGCGGTAACAGTCGGCGAGCTGACCGAGCGCGTCGTCCCACCACGTCTGAGCGCGCTTGGTGCCGCGAGCGCCGAGAGGGGGGACTACCTCGTCGTGCGGCCACCACTCCGTCTCGAAGCCGAGGGCGTGCCGGAAGTCGTTCGCGAACACCTCCTTCGGCATGAGATGGTGGGTCGTCATCCCGTACGAAAGCCTGAAGCACTCCTCGGGCAGACGCCTGACCTTCGCCCACTCCTTGATCAGGAGCGCGTCCGGCTGCGAGGTGTCCTCGTGGCCGTAGCGAATCAGCGCAAGCGCGTCCTCTGCAATGTGTCCGTACTCGTGCGGCACCACGTAGCGGGCAATCGCCGGGTGGATCTCGGTCGTCCGACCGCTGAGCGCGATGACGCCATCCCAGTTGCGCGTCTTGCCGGTGCTCGTCTTGCACTGGCAGCGCTCTGGCGTGTGGCAGTCGTAGTCAAACACTTGCTGTGCCCAGCCGTTCGAGCCACGCCTGTCGACGACGTGCATGACGTTGACACTGACCGGCGCACAGAGCGGCGCAAGGCGATGACACTCATCGAGCAGGAACTCGACCCGGCCAATGTCGTGGCCGTATACCGGGGCTGGCTCGATCTTCGTGGAGTAGCCACGCTTGTTTCCGAAGAACTTGTGCGGCTCGATCACGGGGTCGTCGCCGTATCCCCAGCGGATGTCTTCGAAGCCGAGCGAGACGACCTGGCGCTCTCCAGGAAGCTGTGTCGACCAATCGGGCAGGCTCATGCGGTTGCCTCCAGTTCCTCGCGCTCGCGCTGCAGCTCCTCGTAAAGCTGTGCTGTCTCACCCAGCTCGTCACGCATGAGCCGCAGCGTCTCCTCGATGGTCGCTATGCGTTCGCGGTTGTAGTGGACCTTGACCGCGCGGATGTCTTCCGCGTCGTAGTACCCCTCCAAGTCGCCGAAGACAGCCTGGTCATAGGCCTCGCCGATTCCATAGCGATGCATGATCGCGGCATAGTCGGTGATCTGGTTCGCTGGCGACTGAAAGGCGACGTATTCGAGCTGGTGGATGTGCTTCTCGCCAACGCGGATATCCGGCCGCCTATGAACCCAGGTCGAGGTGTCGCAGCCCTTCGAGAGCGATTCGCTCACAGGCTTGAAATCTCGATGCGCCCAGTCCTTCGTCCAGGTGATCCACTGGACGCCCCCCTCCCATCCGATCCAGAGAGCACCGCGGCGGCGCGTGTCGGCGGTGACGAGATTGTAGGCGCGTGACAGGAGAAGCTCGCCGGGGTCGGGTAGCTCGCTGAAGTAGGCCGGGTGGATCCAGGAGTCACTCCCGATCGGGAAGACGAGGTCGATCCCCAGCTCATTCGCCTTCATGTATCCGGCGTTGAACTTCATGCCGAGAGCGACGTACGGCTCGCCACGGTTGACGTCGAGGCGCCTGGCCCAGTTCTCGTGCCGCACCGTCTCGAAGCCCATGCTCTCGGCGACATCGAGGTTCTCGTCGCTGCCCACCACGATCGTCGTGGCGTCGAGTCCGTAGTGGTCTTTCAGGTGATCACAGACGTGCTTCCGCTGGCGCAGGCAGACCCCAGTCAAGGAGAACCGCTGCCAGACGGGCGTGATGAACGCGAGTGAAGTAGGCCGCATTGCTGCTATCGAAGCAGTGCCGTCGGACAGCATCTCTACAGTCGACGAATGCTGCGCGCCTGGGGCGAGTGCTACTGGACGGCCGCCGACATTCGTCCGCGCCCGGTCGCCGACACGATCTGGTGCAGCGGCGCCATCGAGGAGATCGCGGTCTGCCCCACTGCGCTCGACGCCGAACAGATCTCAGATCGCCACGAGGAGCGTGTGGCGCTGCCGCTCTGGCGCGTTGTCGCCTCGACGCTCTTGACCCAGGCGCTGTTGATCACGCTCGCGGTCGAGCTTTGGATCATGTTCTTCCACCCTCCGGGCGGCTAGCAGTGCGTGTCGCGATCATCGGCAGCCGCAACTATCCGCAGCTCGATGAGGTCGAGGTGTTCGTCGAGAAGCTCTCGCGGAAATACCCGCACGCGACCGTCATCTCCGGAGGCGCTCCCGGCGTGGACCACGAAGCGGAGGAAGCTGCGCGGGCGCGCATGATGCACATCCGCAGCTATCGCCCTCGCAAGCGCTACCGCAGCTACACGATCCTGCTGATCGAGACCGGCCGCTTCGTCACGACGATGCGCGGAGACGACGGGCGCCCGCTGACGTTCAAGAGCTTCGGCCAGTCGGCCTTCTACCGCAATGGCTTGATCGTCAACGACTGCGACCAGCTTGTCGCCTTCCACTACCAGAACTCCCGTGGCACGCAGGACTCGATCGACAAGGCGCGCGTCCTCGGTAAGCCCGTCCACATCTTTCACCCACAGCGATAGGAGAAGCAGCATGATCTCGAAGGAGAAGCTGGCCCATCTCTACTACCGGGCCCTTCCGGGCCGTCGCGGAGAGCGTGGGCTCGACTCGTGGTTCTTCTTCGGCAGGCCGGACGACATCGATTGGGGCATGCTCGCCCATCGCAACGCCTCCGAGCATCTCGCCGCCTGCATGGAGGCACTGGACAGAGAACAGGGGGGTGAAGACGTCGATAGTCCGGCAATTGCCCCGTTCTGCGGATGTGAGACTTGCGTGGTGCGAGAAGTGCTCTACGCGGGCTGGGGCACAATCGCCCAGGCGACGCTCGCGGGTATCATCGTCGAGTATCCTGACCTCTGATGGCGGCTATCCAGTGAGACGACTCGCATTTCAACCCCGATCAGGGTGACGCGAGCGTGAAAACGCAGAGGCTTCTCTACGACCCGAAGCTGCGCCGCCCTGGCTGCGTGCTGTTGCAGGCAGCGATGGGATGCGACCACCACCTCCTTGGGCGCCTGTTTCCAGCCGAGACTTGGCTAGCCTACCCGACGCCGGACATGGGCTGCTACGAGGCCGACCCGTGGCAACTCATTGCGCTTGCCGAGATGTCGAAGGAGGCCGTTGGTGTCTGAACAGAGGGACGTTACTGCCCTGACGTTCAG